TGACAGTAATAATGTAGTAGTTTCAAGAAGTGAAGATGGTGGAAGTCCTGTGGCCATTGGGTTTCGTGCTAAAAAGGCCAATGGCAAGTACAGATACTTTTGGCTTTACAGAGTTATATTCAACGTTCCATCAACTAGTCTTGCTACTAAGGGCGACTCCATTACATTTAGCAGTCCCACCATAGAAGGAACTGTATTTAGGAGAAATAAATTAGATAGTGAAAACAAACATCCTTGGAAAGCAGAAGTTACTGAAGGAGATAGTGGTGTTGCACCATCAACCATTTCAGGGTGGTTTACCTCTGTATATGAACCAGACTTTACATCGGTAACTCCGACCATTAGTATTACGACCCAGCCAGCTGGAACAACTAATGTAACAGCCGGTAGCATTACAAGAAGTCTTTCTGTAGTGGCGGAGTCTAACACTAGCGATCCAGTCACTTATCAGTGGTATGAAAACACCATCGATAGCACTTCAGGCGGAACCCTAATTAATGGAGAAACCTCTGCCAGCTTTGATATTCCTACGGATCTCTTGGCTGACACCTATTATTACTATTGTGTTCTTAGTCTTATTGGAGCCAGTGATGTAACGACAACTGTAGCCACAGTAACGGTATCTTAATGGGAGGTATATAAAGATGGCAGATGATAAATTAAAGCTTGATGATGTGTCAGAAGAAAGAAGCACCACCATTGATATAGGTGGTACTGAGTTTAAATTGATTCTTACAACAAAAGCGACTAAGGAAATTGCTGGGCGCTATGGTGGACTTGAAAACTTAGGCGAAAAGCTGATGAAAACTGAGAACTTTGAAATGGCTCTTGCAGAGGTAGTATGGCTTATTACCCTTCTCGCAAACCAGTCCATCTTGATTCACAACATCAGAAATAAAGACGATAAAAAAGAGCTTCTAACAGAAGATGAAGTGGAGCTTCTTACCACTCCTTTTGACCTGGCTAATTACAAGAATGCCATCATGGCCAGTATGATGAAAGGAACAAAGAGAAATGTGGAGAGTGAAGACTCAAAAAACGAGGTGGTCGGGTAAGTGATCAGGAGATATTTACCCGACTTATTTATTACGGGACAGTTCATCTGAACCGAGCAGAAGATGACGTATGGTCCATGCCTATTGGTTATCTACTGGATCTTTGGGAATGCCATAAGCAGTTTAGTGGTATTTCAAAACCTAAAAGAGATCGCTATATCGATGACATTATTCCAGAATTTTTATAAGAAAAACATTTAAAGTGGCATCTTAACCGGTGTCATTTTTCATGCCGGGGAGGGGGTGAATCAGTATGTCTGACTTTGGTCTTAAGATAGGCCTTGAGGGTGAGCGTGAATTTAAGAATTCACTTAGAGAAATCAATAGAGATTTTAAAGTACTAGGTTCTGAGATGAAGCTGGTCACATCCCAATTTGATAAACAGGATAAATCTCTACAGGCAGTGACGGCAAGAAATGAAGTCTTAAATAAAGAGATCGATGCTCAAAAGAATAAAATCAGTACCCTAGAGTCTGCCCTCAAAAATGCCGCTGATTCCTTCGGGGAAAATGACAAGAGAACTAAAGCCTGGCAGATTCAGCTAAACAACGCAAACGCAGATCTCAACAAAATGGAGCGAGAGCTTGATGAAAATAATAAAGCTCTTGATGCATCTAGGGATGGATTTGGAAATGCAGGTAAAGAAGCTGACAAGTTTGGAGATGAAATCAAGGACTCAGCTAAAGTAGCAGATGATTCCGGTGGAAAGTTTGAGAAATTAGGCTCTGTTATGAAAGGGGTGGCAACGGGCATTGGTGTGGCCATGGCTGCCATTGGAACTGCAGCAGTGGGTGCGGGAAAGAAGCTTTATGATATGGCAAATGATGCAGCCACTGCCGGAGACGAAGTGGATAAGGCAAGTCAAAGGCTCGGGCTATCGAGACAAGGCTATCAGGAGTGGGAGTATGTCCTTTCACAAAACGGTGCCAGTATTTCATCTCTAGAAACTGGGATGAAGAAACTTAATAGTACCGTGGATGATTCCATCAATGGAAGCGCTTCTGCTACTGAAAAGTTTAAAAGGCTCGGCATTTCCATGGAAGACCTTCAAGGTAAATCTCGAGAAGAAGTCTTTGAGATGACTATTAAAGGGCTTCAGGGTATCTCAGATGAAGGTGAAAAAGCCGCTATTGCCAATGATTTACTAGGAACATCTTCTGTTGAACTTGGAGCGCTCTTAAACCAGACAGCAGAAAGTACGGATGATCTTAAGAATAAAGCCAGTGAACTTGGCCTAGTGATGAGTGATGAATCCATTGATGCTGCAGTTAATTACACCGATGCCATGGATAATCTCACTCGTTCCTTTTCAGGGGTTAAAAATAATATCACTTCACAACTCCTTCCAGGCTTCACCATGGTCCTTGAAGGCCTAACCGGTTTAATAACCGGTCAAGAAGGAGCCGCAGAGCAGTTAAAAGAAGGAGCCAGACAAACGGTGGACCAGATTGCAGTTATCCTGCCACAGATTTTAGAAGTGGTGACAGGACTTATCGCAGCCATTGCTGAAGTGGCACCGGATTTAGTTCTAGCTCTTGTGAATGGTATTTTAGATAATCTTCCTACACTTATTGAAGCAGCAAACAATATTATCATGACCATCGTAGGCGGGCTCATTGAAGCCCTCCCACAGATTACAGATGGTGCACTTCAACTGGTGCTCACTTTGGTAGATGGCATTATTACAAATCTACCGGCCCTTGTGGAAGCAGCCCTTGTGATGATCGTGACCCTGGCCACTGGCCTCGGTGAAGCGATACCTGAATTGATTCCTTCTATCGTTGAAGCAGTGATTCTTATTGCTCAGAAGCTGATCAACAATCTTGATTTGGTGCTAGATGCAGCTTTTCAAATTATCAGTGGATTGGCACAGGGACTACTAAACGCTCTACCTACTTTAATAGAAGCCCTACCACAAATCATCAACAGTATTATTACCTTTATAACCAGTAATCTTCCAAAGATTATCGAGATGGGTGTTCAGCTGACCATTCAACTGGCAGCAGGACTGATTAGAGCCATTCCACAGCTTGTCAGTCAACTTCCACAGATAATTACTGCTATTGTCACAGGGTTAGGTAGAGCTATCCCGTCCATGATGGATGTGGGACGAAATATTGCTCGTGGACTTTGGGATGGTATCTCATCCATGATCGGATGGCTTAAAGGAAAAGTTGACAGTATGGTCAGCGGTATTGTCAGGGGTGTTAAAGGTGTTCTTGGTATCCGGTCACCTTCTAAAGTGTTCGCTGGCATTGGTGCCAATATGAGTGAAGGTATTGGAGAAGGCTTCACTGAGGCCATGAGCGGTGTTGAAAAAGATATTCAGGGAGCTATCCCAACAGACTTTGACCTTGATTTAAATTCTCAAGTTTCAGGAAGCCTTGGCGGTTCTGAGGGCGCGATCTTTGATGTAACCATACCATTAACCATTGATGGGAATGTCTTAACCCGTGTCATAGCTCAACTTCAATGGAATCAAAATACCGTTACTGTAAGAAACCTTGGAGTAGCAGGAAGTTAAAAGAAAGGAGGCGTTTCTTTGATTGAAATATATTCAGGCGCAACTTTGATTCAGTCCATTCAGAAAGTAATTAGTTCAAGCTTAAGAGAAACCTTGGAGGGTGAATTTACTCTTTCTTTTAGTGTTATGGCAAAGTCTGCCTTGGCACTAAAGACAAAGCAGTTAGCAAAACTGGATAGTCAATATTTTGAAATAGTACAAATCGGTAAATCGATTCAAGGGAGCCTCCCGACCTGCTCTGTCCTTTGTGAGCATGTTTCCTACCTGCTTAATCATGAGGTGTATAACATCACTGAGTTTGACTTCACTGGAGATCCTAAAGCGGGATTATCTCAGCTTCTTGCTGGCACTCCCTTTTCTGCTGGAGTGGTGGATTTTACAGAAAGCATCACTATGAAAATAAATCAGAAGGTTTCCAGACGGGCTGCCCTAATGCAGTACATTGCCATCCTTGGTGGTGAGATTGAGTACAATGGCTACAATATCAATATTCGAAGTCATAGAGGAAGCGCTCAATATATCCCTGTGATGGGCTCAAAGAATGTCACCAATGTGGCGGTCTCTCATGATTCCAGGGAGAATGCTTCATCTTATGATATTTCCTTTTTCAAGCTGATGGATCTTGCTGTGGGCGATAATGTGCACATCATCTTCTACCCCTTAGGT